AATCTACTCCTGTGCCTATTACGGCATTTTTACTCATTTCATAATAAGTGTTTCCTACAAATGTGCCTTGATTTGTTCCTCCGTTAAGATAATACGAAACCGAAGAACCGCCACCACCTCCTGTTGGAAAACTAGCTAAAGTACCATCTCCCCTGATATATTGTGAAGCAACACCTGCTCCTGTTACTGCAATCGTTCCATTTGCCGTTAAGGGGCTATTTGCGACACTAAAAGCACTTGGCATAGATAAACCTATGGAAGTGATTAATGTAGGGAATGTTGTCAAGTTTCCTGCTCCGTTTACATATTGAAGATTAGTTCCGTTGAATCCTATGTTAATCGTTCCGCTTGTAGTAATTGGTGAGCCTGTGATGTTTAAACTATCGCCGCTTTCAGTAATCGCTACACTCGTAACTGTTCCTGTTGCACCTGAAGCCCTTTGCCAAATAGAACCTGAATAAATAACTTGGTCTCCTACTACAAAAGCAATCGCACCAGCACCGAAGTTAACTGTTCCTGCTACATTACATAAGTAAACATCTCCTTGATTTCCTGTGCCATTTACAAGGGTTGGTGTGTTAGTACTTGCATCCCAAGTTCCTTTGTACTCCATAACCGAGTTAGGTAACTGACTTACTAAAATCTTACCATTCACATCAAGTTGCGGAATACCTAATGAAACATCAATAGGCAGAAAACTGACAACTCCACTTGTAGCCGTTAAAACCCCACTTAAATTCCTAACTTTTGCACCTGCTGAAACTACAATTTGATTTGCCATCTTATATTAATTTATAACTAAATTATTGAAATAATGCCCTAATAAACTCCCCACTTTCTAATACCCTACCAAATGTCAATACCCCTGTTGTACTATTCCACTTTACTTGCTCATCAACAGGTGTTCCTGTCGTTAAAATATCCTGAACATCAATTCCACCACGAGAAACATAAAGACAAGCCTTGCCTATCATATCGCCATAAGTGATTGTCGTTTCTCCACCTGCTGCAATCGTTCCCTTTGTGTAAACCGCACCTCCAGCAACAATTACAACCCCTTCAGGATTTATTTCCGTTCCTGTTGTAGCATAAGCACCTGTACCCTGTAACGATACACTATACGTTGCTATGTCCTTGTATGGTGCGTTAATTTGTAAACTTGTCAAATTGCAATTCCCACTAATTACTACCAACCCATCAACTCCGTTGTCAATAACAAACTTTACTAAAATTGTAGTGCGGTCTTGTTGTTGCTCAAGTAAAAATAAATAGCCATAACCATCCAAAGTTATAAGACCATCACAAGTTACACTCCAACTAGCTATGTCGTTTTTAAACTCCCTGTACCACGCACTCGTTTGGCTTGTTACCTCTTTTTGGTCAACACTTACACTAAATGTGCAATTTGTTGAACACGAAAAAGCAATATCCCTACCTGCTGGATAAGCCTCTGAAGGTGGTTCAAAGTAGTATAAAATTATATTGTTGCCAATTACATTGTCTGCCATAAGTACAAATTTAAGTATATATTCCTATTATCACTCCGTCAATCCTTATTTGGTAAACTTTTGTATTAGGATATGTTGTAACTACCTTATACCATAAGTAATCCCCATTAAAAGTAATTCCACCATCACCATCTTCATAAAACACATCACCATAGTCAGGGTCAGTAATTCCGTTCAATGTGTAAATTACACTTGCAGTTAATGTTCCAGCATAAGCCTCTCCACTTGTGTTGTAACCATTAGACCTTAAATGCGATACTGAAGGAACAAATGGCGGTGTACTTGTTGAGTTTATTATCTCGTATATATTAGCTTCAACATTATCACTATTAATATCTAATAATGTTCCTTGAATAGTATCATTAAATAAATCAATCGTTGTATTACCAATCATATATTGCTTATTAGCAACGCTTATTTGTGCTGGGTCAGTATCAATTGCCTTTATCCTCATTGCACCGCTAAATCTACCTTCATCGGTGTTCATACCCATAAAAGTAGAATCTATATTGATTACATTTTTGTTTAGGTTATTAGAATATTGTCTAATGACTAATTGACTTAAAGAACGATACTTATCTGATAAATATTCATAACGATACCAATTCCTTAAATTCAAACCATTTTCATCTGCTAAAAATCCCTTATAAGAATAGTACCCATTGTAACTATCATTAAATCCTAAATCTAAATCTGCATTAAATACATATTCATCCGTATTATTTAATGAAGCAATACATTGATAAGATTGAAAAGCTGGTTGAATAGTAAATATAAAATTACTTACTGTGTTTGCAATTACTGTTGATTTCCAATAAGATGAAGCAGCTTTTGCTAATACATATTCAAAATAAATTGTGCCTGATTCGGGTGCAGGTGGCAATGTTAAACTTAATTCAGTTAATGTTGTATCAACATCATACGGCTCAAAGTAATAACTTGAACCGCCAAACTCCCATTCTTTATTATTGTCTATGCTATAAAACCCTGCTGGTGTTTGCAATTGAATCCTTAATATAAAAAAGGCATCGGGAACAGTTGCACCAACCGCTACAAGATTTGAATTAAAAGAAATTTGTACCACTTCATTAAAAGCTATATTAGGAAAATATGTAGGTTTTATTGATGCGTTGTAAGGTGCTACAACATTTGTAATATCTATGTAATAATCGTTTGATAATCTACTAGGATATGGTGCTACAAATATTAAACCACCATTTACATCTTCAGTCCAAGCGTAAGCGTGTAATAAACTTCCTATAAATGTTACTTGCTTTAAATCTCCATTAGTAATATAGTTTGAAGGATATTCAATTTGTTTATCAAATTGTACTTTGTTATAACCTTTTCTCAATAGTTTCATTTGGCTATTATCAACAAAGAATAAACCTGTTTCATTACCAGTATAACCATCTATTAAACCATTAAAACTTGTAGTTCCTGAATCAACAACTAATCCAGCATTATCATATTCAGTAAACCAATATGTTTCTTGTGCAAATTGCGAAACTGCAACTATATGCCATTTCCCTTGTGCTTGAAATAATCTTGCACCAAATCCTTTTACTATTTTAGTTAAAACTGACAAACAATTATCTACCTGATAATCATTAGTAATAAATAAAGCAAAATTTAAATATGATTGCTTTAATGGGTCAGCCCAACTAACATCCGACCTATCATCCATTCCATCTGCGTAATAACTTATTCCTGTTATAACATTTAAATTAGTGGGAAAAGCTATTGCGTTTAATGAATTCATTAAATAAAACATACAGTCATTAAAATCACTTAAAACATAATCTTCTGCTAATGGATATTTAATTTTTTCTAATATCCCCAAACCATCTATTGCGTTAAATGAAAGTTCTTTTCTTCCTGTTGTAAATGAAAATTGAACACTATCACTTAATGCCCATCCCGTCCACTCTAAAATTTCATCATAATAAAGTTCACATAGATACTTCCTATCGTTTAATGTTGTTAGGTTTGGCATATTTTCAATGTCATCCGTAACATCAATTCCAATATTTAATTGACTTGTATAAATAGGCTCAAAAATATCATCGCTTCTTGGGATATATTGCAACTGAATTGTAGTTGCTGGATATTCAATTACACTACCAGCGTAATCATCTTCTAATAAATACAATTCCGTAATGCTACCACTTTTGGAAGCCATTGTTATTTTATATTTATTTGCGTATGCCATTATACTCCCCTTCTTAAGTTAAGTGAATAATTAGACCTTTGTAATGCTAAAACCAAATCATTGCCTCTTAATACAAATGAACCATTTCCACCCATTCCACCGCCACCACTCATTGCACCTGCACTAAATGTAGTGTTAAGCATTCCCTTTAATTTACTTAATGGCATTACCGCTTCGCTTTCATTTCCTTCGCCTATTAAAGCGTGAGTTGGTCCTGTTACAATTCCACCATCTGCCATCCCTAATGCCTTCATAAAATATCCGCCAAAGCTTAATGCACCAGCAGTTCCAGCGTTTATTGCTGACATAATCGCAGCGAAAATAGTAGCTTGTAATATTGCTGCAACAAATTGTTCAGCTAATCTGCTTAACATATTACCAATAGAATTTAAAACTGATTCACCGCTTTGCATATCTGCATACATTCCCATTAAAGCACCTGATACATTTCTAGAAATTGAATTAGCAAAATCTTCATACGCTTTTTGCGTTTTCTTTAATTCTGCTTCATTATCCATCAAGTTTTTGGTATTTTTAGTTAAAAACTTACCTAAACTATTTTGATAAGGGTCTGCTAATTCTTTTTTAGTTTTTCTGCTAAATTCACTTTCTTTTACAGGTGCTTGTTTAAATTGAAATGCTATATAAGATGTATCTACTTCTTTAAATTTTTTCTTATATTTTTCATAATCCATTAATTGTTGAGCCAATTCATACTTAAGTGCAGCAGAAAAATCTTTTAATGTATCTAATGATTCTTTAGCTTTCTTTTTATCAGGTGTAGGAACTAATGTAATTGCAGATAATTGTTTTGATGTATCTGCTTCAAGTTTTGCAATATTCTTTTTAATTTCATTGCCTAAAATATCATAAGAAGCATTAATTAAATCTTTTTGTTGTTGAACAGTTTGTCTTTGAGTTGCAAATCCTGTTCCAATTAATCTTTCGGATGTTATCTTTTTAAGTTCTGCATTTCTTTTTTTCTCGTTCTTTATTTGAGCAGCATAAGCAATATCTAATTGAGAAATATTATTTTTCTCTTTAGCAGTTGCATCACTTTGCATTGCTGCTTGATTAACTAAAGTTTGATAATATATTTTATCTTGACCTAATTTAGCGTTTTGAATAGCAGCACTATTACTATATAAATTTTGTAATTGCTTTAAGGCTTCTTGTTGTTGTGTTTTATCACCCCCAACAATAAGGTCAGCTAATAAAATACCTTTAGTTCTTTTTGTTTGTTCTTGACCAATTAACTTATAAATATCATCTGCTACTTCTTTAAGTTTCTTTCTAAATGCCTCTAGTTCTCCTGTTGGTCCTTTAAAGAATTCACTTATTTCTTTACTAAATGTAACTGCTAATGAAGATATTACACCAATTGCAACACCTATACCCGCTGGACCCATTAAGCCTGAAACCATTGCTTGTAAAGCCTTTTTAGTACCCCCTTCGGTTTTAGCTAATCGTTGGAACGATTCAACCATAGGGTTAAGGTTATTTGCAATACCTATTATTCCATAAGGAGCATCTTGAGCAATCCTTGAAAAGTTTATAAGTGATTGTGAAGCATCGCCCATTGGCTTCCCTAATGTACCTGCTTGTTGATTTAATTGAGCAATTTTAACTTTTAAATTATCTATGTTTTTAGATAAATAATTTATCTCGCCAATATTAGTAGCTTTCTTTAATGCACCTTCAAATTGTGCAAGAGTATTTTGTGCTGACTTTACGCTAGATTGTAACGCTGAAACATCTGCATCAATACTAATACTAAACTTATCAAATAAATCTGCCATAATATTTTAATTTACTCCGTACAACTTTAGTGTCCTTGCCAATTGGTCGCTTGTTAACATTACCTTTTCTTCTTCAATTTCCAAATCATCAATAGCTGGTATGTGCCAAAAAGCCTTTATACTTTTGGGTGATTTTTCAGTAGTGTTACTTAAATATACAATATAGGCAAGGTTTCTAGTCCTTGCCCATTCGTTTAACTCTTGTTTTTCTTTACCCATTACGATAATAGAAAAGTCTTTCCAAGTCATATCCCAAAACTCATTGGGTCTTATATTGCATTCAGCAGCCTTAACTAAAATATCATCCCACCCTAACTTTATTAGACTTTTTTTTTTCTTCTTTAGGATTTCCTTGTACTGTTGTAACTGTGCTTTCAACAATATACTTTAAGTACAAAAGTACTTGTCCTTCAGGATTAAAAATACCGCCTATTTCATCAATCCAATCGCAAACATCATCTTCGGTAAATTCTACTTCTTGTTTGTTACTTATACATCCTGATTTATATCCAATATGTATTAATTTAACAATGTTATCCAAGTCGTATTGGTTACTACCTAAAAACTCAAAGTACTTATCAATAGTTATGTCTTTTGCTTTGCAAAATTCCCTAATTGACCAAGTACCCCATTTTAATTGAATTGTTTTGTTGTTTAGTTTTAATTCAAACATAGGTTATTGATTTACGCTTGTTCAGTTTGTGTTAATGGTGGCAATGTTACTACGAAAGTTGCAGTAAATTTAACATCATCTTTATCAGCAGCATTTACTTCAAAATCGCTAATAAATACTTGACCTGAATAATACACATCTCCTGAACTTGGAGTTGCTTTACCCATCTTCATATTGAAAGCAGTTTTAGCAGCGTGAGCAGCATACAATTGTTGATAAGAATCTTTACTTGGAGTTCCTGTTTCATCAATTGCAAATCCTTCGCCTTTGAATGATTGAGTAAATGAAGGACCAGCTTGATATTGGTCTCCACATTTAGAAGTTGCATCAATAGTGTTTACTGTTGATGTCATTGAGTTAGTTGTAAGACAAGCGACTGCTTTAAATGTTGCGTCTCCGTCTATGTCAGCGGTAAGAATGTAATCTCTTGCTGATACTTTTGTTTCTGCCATTTTATTTTAATTTTGAGTTATTATTAAATTATAAGTTATTATTGTTCTCCATACATTATCCGAAGGGTTTAAACCATCTAAATTTCTAATTGCACCCACCACCAAACTTGTAGCATAAAACCCATTTGATAAGGTTATTGCGGTGTCGGAATTGATTGCAGCTAGTATTAAATCGCTTATTGTTTCGGCTCTTTTATATCCAAAGTTACTATTTTTTATTACAATGTCAACATCAATGGTAACTGCATTGGTGTAACTTATTTTACCTTGTTCCTGTGCCGATGCCCTTCCGTTCATAATCACATATTCATTTACTCCGTTATCAGGTGCGTAACCATCGTAAACAGGCAATCCGCTTGAACTTGTCAAGTAAGTATAAAACCACTTCTTTATTTCTATATTAGGATTTAACATTCTTTATTACATTTTGTATGTTCTTTCTCAAAATAGGTATTTCACTTTCAAAGGCTGGTATTAAGTAAGGTCTTGGTCGTAGGTTTATTTTTCTTATTCCTTTGCCCTTAAATTGAATTGCAAAATCCTCATACCCAGCAGGAACATTAACAGTTCCACCTGTGCCAAATTCAACATAAGGTGCGTATTTTAAACGACTTCCAACTGAATATACTAATTTATCTCCTTTGTTAATTTCCTTTAATTGTATTGAACCTACTAATCTGCCTTTATCAGTTGAATTTGAAGCGACTGACCTTCTTGCTTTGCTTTGAATAGCCAATGCAGATGCATTCACTTCCATAGCAACTTCTTTAGCAATTTCAGGTGCTAATTTGCCCATTCTTTTAATTAGTGCATCTAATCCTTCAATCCTAAATGAAATGTTATCTGCCATTAGAAATACATTAATATTTCGTAAAATCTAAATTGGTTCTCTACATCCTTTAAAGAATGAATAACATAAGTTTCGCCCTCTGCCAATATTTTGTAGTTGTTGGTTATTGTTACATCATAACGAATAAATAGCTTTGCTGCCCTTGTATATGTTATTTGAGCATCCATTAATTTCCTGCTTTCATCCATAGGTCTAAAATCCCCAAATACTGTTTCTTGTAAGGCATAGGTAGTTGTGTACCCACCTTGCCCATCAGCGGTGATTGTAGGCACATATAAGCCTATTTCCGAGTACATTGTGTTGGCATCAACATAGTTTGTTTTTTTGCTTCCTATCCTCATAATATTGGGCTTATTCTTGTCCAGCGTTGACAGGCTTTCCAAGTCTTTTCACAAATACCTGTATCACTATCCAATCCTCTATTTTCGTAATCGTAGCTAACTTGGTCTAATATAGCAATCTTTAAATCGTTTGGAATGGTTGCGTATCCTACCACATAAGTAGCCTTTAAGTTTTGAAATTGTGGTCTTTGTAATTGTGGAAATTTACCACCTACTAAAGTGTAATCAGCAGCAACAATAGTGTCTCCGTTTTGGTCTATTAATGATGTAAAACTATTCATCGGACCATAAGGCAGCTGGAAGTTACCATCCCAATTTGTAAACCATACAACCGCAGTCTTTGCTATTAAACTCAATCCTGTACCTACTTCAACCGCTTCCCTTGCTTGTTTAATCATTAAGGAAATTTGGTTATCATCAACATTTGTAGTAACCCTACAATACAATTTTGCCTCTGCTAATGTAACAGGCTCAACAACTGTACCTATGTCGGTCAAAGTAAAATCAATGATAAAATTATTATATGACATACATCTTTTTTACAAATTTACAATAAATATAATAAAAAACCCCACCGATTAAGATGGGGTCTTTATTATCTATGTTAGATTAAATTAAACGTTACCCAAATCAGCATAGATTGCTGAAGTTGGTTGCATCAAGTTGATGTCCTCATAACACTCAATTCTCGCAGTAACCATATTTTGTTGGAAGTTAGAAGCATTCTCATAAGAGAATTCAATTGCTAATCCTTCAACTTCAATACGCTCTACGAAGCTGTTATCCAAGATAAGAACTTTGTCATCAGTAACCCAAGATGCAGCAATAATAGGAGTTCCCCATATTGTCATACCACCATTAGGATTAACGATAACTGAACCATTACCTGCGTAGTAACCAGCAGTAATTGTTTCTTTCAATAAACGACCTAATTGTGCAGGGCTTACTAAAGCTACTGAAGATACAAAGTTTGCACTCTTTTGGTTACCGATATAGTCAACTAATTGCTTTAAATCAACAGTTTCAGCGGTTGTTGTAGAACCAGTTGCAGCAGCAGATACAGTTGCAAAGAAAGCAGCGTTTTCTGCTTTAAAGAAATCTCTAGTCAACATTCTTGGTAAAGTTGTGCTTAAAAAAGGCAAACTTCTAGCCATTTGTTTTGAGAATGTAGAGAAACCTGCGATGTAATCATTAACCACTTTAACCTCGCTTAATGCGTAGTTGTTCTCACCTTTGTTTGAACCTTCAGTTTGAGCAGCGATATTGTTAGTTGTTGCAGTCTCTTTGTAGAATACATACAAACCACTTTCACTTCTTACTGTTGGAACTAAATCACGGAAATTGATTGCTTGACTTGGTAAAACTGATGCGTTAGGAGCATAAGATGCTTGAGCATCACCTGTTAAAGAAGCACCTAAAGTCATTGACTTAACATCTCTTAAATCTAAACGATACTTACCATTTGATTTCATTGATTTTTCCATTTCATCCAATCTACCATCTAATTTCTCAATGATAGCCTCATCTAAAAACTTTACTTGTTTAGATGCGTTTTTCTTTTGTGCAGCAGCTTGAGCATCAAATTGTTTTTGTGCTTCATCTTTTACTACACGGATTTCAGCGTTTGTTGCTTCCAACTTCGCTTCAATACTAGCTTGAAAACCTTTAAGGTTATCAGCCATTTCGTTAATTACGTTTTCCATTTTTACTTTTTTAGTATTTTATTAAATTCTTTAATTGCCTTTAAGATTTCCGCATCATTGTTTTTGACTTCCTCAATTATCGGCTGTGGTGCTTCTGCGACCATAGTGATTTCTTTAACGATTTCAATCTCCAATAAATCTGCTTGAATCCTTTTTATTTCAATCTCCATCAAGGCAAAAGTTTCATCGGTAAATTTACCGCCTTTAAACGCTTTCAAGAGTTTCTCTAGCCTGTTTGCTAATTGTTCTTTCTTTACTTCACTCTTTACTGAAATAGTTGGTGTTTCAGTGTTTGCTGCCCATAATACCGCACTACCTTCATAAAGTTTAAGTTCCGTAATTGTTCTTACTCCATCCTTACCTACGCTTGAATTTATTGTAGTAAATCCAATTGAATGCTGATTGATTAAACCTGCATCGTACATCTTCATTATATCTTCGCCTGTTTCGGTCATTACTATTGGAGTAACTGCAATAAGCATATCACCTTCTACATATAATTGTTCAGGCTTACCGATTACCGCTTCCATTTCAGCACAATGGTCAACTAAAGACCAAATTAAGTTTTTACCTGCTGGACCTCTTTCTTTTAAGGTTTTGGTAAATGCTTCAGGAACGATAATATCATTATCTAAATCTACATTACCAGTTCTTGCCCATACGGCTTTTACTCTGCGTTGTTCGGTATCTACATCCATTACTTCGTAGCCGATATCTTGTTTTTCAACAATTAAATCTTTTGATGCGTAAGTTTTCATATTTACAAAGTTATATTTTTTTTTATTATTCAAACAAGTCTGCAATTAAGTTTCCTATTTGCATACCTACTGCGTTAGTTAGTATTCCCCAAATCATTCCGACATTACCTTTCGGTGGGTTATCTTGTAGCTTTAATAGTTTGCCATTTTTATCTCTTTGAGCCTCATATCCTAAAGTACATCTGCAGTTGCAAACATCACCAGCACTTCCGCTTGAATCGCACGGATGTAGCATTAAGTCAAAACCGCCTTTTTTGTTTTGAAGTTTAAATGTTGCATCCATTGGGATTTTAGTACCATCCATATTTAGGTGGTCAAATTGGTCTCTTGGAATCCTTCTTGTCCTGTTATCCCTTGCTGCAATCCATTCTTTGACAGTTACAAGTCCTGTACTTGTTGCACCAACCATTGAACCGATATTGGCAGCCCTTCCAGTCTCCGTTCTTGCTATTAACTCTGCTCTATAATCCGTAATACCTGCACCCCTTAATAAAACAATTGTTTCAGGTAGTGTTAGGTTTTTTTCGGCTGATTGAACTAAATATCTTCGTATTTGGTCTTTTGTAGTTTGAGTAATATCGGCAGCCAATTGGTCTAATCCTTGCGTTTGCAGATATTGAAGGATAGTGTAAGCAAACAAATCGGTCTCTGCTGATTTAACTTCCAATGCCTCGTAATGCCCTTTTACAGACCTTTTAACGACCTTACTTGATATTTGAGCCATCTTTACACCCATAGCCAAATGTAGCTTTTGAATGGTCTTTTTAATGGCTTTATCGCTAATTGCGTTATAGTCTAATGTACGGCAATAGGTGTTCACCTGATTTTGTAGTTCTTTTTTGAACTTCGGTGAGTATTGCTTTAATGCGTTG